TGTTCCTATGCCTGGACCCATGTCTAATCGAAGTGACTTACCTCCATCACAAGGAGCTAAGCGATTACCAAATCCAGAGTATGGTGAGCAACAGCGATTTTTAGCAGAACAAAAATCTGCACCTATGGCTAAAGCAGAAAATCCTCTAGCAGGCATAATCCCATTAGGTGCGGAAACCCGCAGACCAAATGAGTTTGTTACTGCTGGAGTTGATGCAGGTCCTGGTCCAGGTAGAGATGTACTTGGTTTACCAACAACCGCTGACACACAAGTTCAAGATTTAACAATGATATCTAAATATCTTCCATTGATGCAAACTTTTGCTGATTCACCTAACTCAACTGGAACTATGAAAGCATTTACTAAATATTTAAAAAGTCAAATAGATGAAAATATTTAAAAAATTTGAAGAGAATCTTGAGTATCTGGGTTTTGAATTAGCACCAGTCGCTTGGGATTTAGCACGATTTGATTTTGAATCAGATGATGATCGTCTTGCGTTATTAGAAGAATTAACTGCTGGAAGGGAAATTAATACTGATGGGTCTATGGGATGACTGGAGAGCTGAAACAGGAACAACCGCCGTACCTAACCCTTTAAGCAGAGTTAATGAATTTAAAAAAGAACAATTAGATAAAACTGCTGTAGGTAAAGTAGAAGAAAAAGTTGGCGGAGCACTTGTCAGTGGAATAGAAAAAGCACAAAAAAGTAGATTTGCTCCAATAGTCAACCCAGCACTTAATGTGATGCAAGGTATTGGCAATGTGGTTAGTGCTGTTACTCAAACAGTAGCAACACCTTTCCTTGCTGGCGAAGCAGCACGTCAAGGTCAAACAAAAGGATTCGTACAAAGTTTTAGATTTGCTAGAGAGCAAGCAAAAAAGATTTCAATGGGTCAGGCTATTGCTACCCAGGTTGGTCAGACAGTTGGTGCATTTTTACCAGATCAAATTACACCAACATTTATGGACAAAGACTTTAACGTCTTTGATGATAAGAAAAGAAACCAAGCATATAAGAATGAGTTTCTTGGTTGGATTGCATCAGGTGGTACTGACTTAGGTGCTGCATTATTAGGATCAAAAGGTCTTGGAGTTGTAGTTAGATCAGGTAAGACAGCAGCATTAGGTTCTGAAGTAATTAAAAACCCAGCAGCTCAGGCTGCATTTAAACAAAACTTAGAAGATACAGTTGCATGGGCTGCTCGTAATGATGGAACTCCTGCTCCTACAGGGTTAGCCAAACTAGTAGATGATGCAGTTAAGACAAGAGATGCAAGTAAGATTATTTCTAACCCATTAGTATCTAATGGTTTTAATCCAAATAGATCTGCCACAATTATGTCTCGTATTGATAACCATAGAGATATGGCTGACTACCTTTTAGCAGAACGTGGCGATAAATTAGCTTTTCAAAGATTATATACAAAATCTCCTTTGTTGGCTGATCACTTAGATAACTATGGAATGAATAATGTAAATCCAATTTCGGATCTAACTAAATTTCATACAGAGGTTCTTGACCCTAAGCTTGCGCCTAGATTAAAAGATGTTCTTAATGATAAAGCAGGACGAGATAGAGAACTTAAATATGCTTTAGAAAGTTTTAAGAACGATGTTAATGTTGGAATAGCATCAAGTTACCAACCTGGCAAGTATGCCTCCATTGAGTCAGTTAAACTTGCTAAAGAAAAACTTAAGCTTCAAGCTAAGTTTGGTGATATAAAGTTATTTGGTAAAGACGGAGATAACGGTTGGCGTACTAAGGTTTACCAATCAAATCCATATGATCGTGTTATTCGTACCATTGCTTGGGTAGGCTCAGGTCGCCCACAGGGAATGATTAACATATCAAACCCACGTAAGTACGAAGCGGTAATGGATGTACTCTCAGATTTAAATCGTCTACAGATTCTTCGTGGTGGTGAAGGCACTGACTTCAAACGTAAGATGGTATCTAAGTTTATAAATGCCCAAGATGATACCCAACGTGCTATTGCTTTAGATTATATAGAGCAACAGGTTATGTTAAAACTTGCAAAGTTTGCTGGTGCTGCAGATGTTGCAGATATTAGAACTACCGCTGACCAATTAAAATTAATTACTGATTGGCATAAAGCAACCAGTGGTCGTAGGCAATCTATCAAAGAGTATGCCTCAAAAAATGGATTTATTCCAGATGAAAATGGCGGAATCAACACAGGTAACTTTGTTATTCAAGCAAATGAAGCATCGGTTATTCCGATGCTTGACTTCCGCAAACTGGAAATAGAAATTATATTAAACTCTAAAAGAGTTTTGGGTGAAGCATCCCCAATTACTGCAGGTCAAGTTAAAGGTGCTAGAGCAACTAAAGTTACTATGGGAATTGGTGAGGTATTAGACTTAGCTAACGCTACTTTTAGTAATTTAAATTTAATTCGTGTTGCTTACATCCCAAAGAACTCAATGCTTGATCCATTTGCTAGAGCAAGTATGGCTCTTGGTAACCTAAGTCTACTTAAAAACATAGTTCCAGGTACATCAAATTTAGTTCATAATACAAGTTTAAGAGTTGATTCAGCAAAAAGATTTATTCCAGGGTCTCCATCTAATCATGCTCGTAAGATGGAAAAGCAAGCCCAGAAAGAAATGGATATTTTAGCTGTTGAATTAAAGCCAGTTGTTGAAAGATGGCGAGATGCACAAAAAGCTGTAGATGAAGCAGAAAAAAACTTTAATACTGCTACCGCAGCACAAGCAAAAGCTGAAGCAGCGTTGCGTGGTGCAAGTAAAACCAAGAAAGCAGATCTAACTGCTGCTAAAAACAATGCAGACTATCAAATGTTTTTGGCTCAAAAAGCTTTTTTAGAGGCACAAGATTCGTTAACCAATAGTGCTGACATGGTAAATGGTATGTCTTCTGTTATGAAGAAACATCGTGATGTCTTAACTACCGCTGCAACCAAAAGAGCAGAATTAAAAGACTATAAATATTTAGGACAAGATGCAGAGATCCTAGAAGTTGGTGGTGTTAAGTACACTATTGATGGTTTAGCAGATCCCAACATACGTGGAGCAAGTGCTTATCTTGCTGAAATGGATACTGCTGCAAATTTTATCCAAGCACAATCTCAATCTCAGATATCTCGACAAATAAAATCAGCAGGTGTCGGTTTTGTAAAGATTTCTCGCAACGAAGTTAAACCTTATATGAATGCTTTAACCCATGTAGCGAATCGTCAGATTCGTAATGAGTTAGATTTACCAGCAGGAATGCTCTTCAAGGGAGATTCAGCACTTGATGTAGTTAGATGGATATTTAAAGACCCTAAAGGTCTTGAATATCGTATGCGTATGCAATCTAGAATACCAGAAGCTAACACTCAAGAGTGGTGGTTAAACTGGGCTACTGCAACTCAAGATAAAATGTTTAAAATGTATCCAGATCCTAATCTTCGTAAGATTATTCTTGATAGAAACGTTAGTGTTGATGAAGTAACAGCAGCGTTAAAGAATAGACCAGATCTATTAGATGAAATTAATGGACCAAACATTGATTTAGCAGATCTTAATAATCTTGAACGAGGAATTATGGGAGTCCAAAGCGGTATTGACTCAGCTTGGAGAATTTTAGCTGCTTCTGAAAATAGAATGGTTCGTAATCCACTCTTCCTTACTTACGTAAGAGAAGAGATGAAAGAACTTATTGCAGCAGCACAGAGAAATGGTATTAACCCAGCACAGGCTACGGTAAATAACCAATTTCGACAGATTGCCTACCGTAAAGCTACAACTCGTGTAGAGCAAACCTTGTATTCTTCACGTCGTTTAAGTAATGGTATGTATGCAGCACGATTTGCAATGTCTTTCCCTCTAGCATTCTTCAACTCACAGGCTGTGGCTCTTCGCCTTATGGCAAAGAACCCAATGAATGCTTATTGGTATGGAACTATTGCCAATGCTTTTGATAACTTTGAAGCTTATGAAGATGATGAGGGTAATACCTATAAGTCTATGAAAGATGTACCTGCAGGTACCAATGTAACTGTTAAGTATCCAATACCTTATGGTGATAAGTTACCAAAGTCTATTAAAGATTCACTTAAACCTTTTACTGACTCTCGTGGTGGTGGATTAAAGTGGAATCCAAAGCAAATGGAGTTCATGATTGCCGACCCAAGCGTGTCTTGGTTTGGTGGAGTTACATTATCTGAACTTATTAAGAATGGATTTACTGCACCAGGTTCATTATGGAAGATTCATGGCGAAGATATATCTGAAGGATTAAGAAATACCTTTGGTGATGACTTCTATGAGAATAGCTTGCTTTATGCTGGTTATCCAATTGAAGGTAAGAACATTTTTGAGACTACAAAGAATGCTATCCTTCCTGCTTATTTACAGTCTGCAATTGATTCAGGTAAAATCCCTGGGTTTAAGAGTGAGCGTTTCGCTGATGATGTAAACATGTTCTTTAGAGTTCAATACTCTGAATGGGATCGTAATGGTCGTGTAGGTAGTCCACCTAATATGGATGCTGCTGCTAAAGCAGCAGGAAATATGTCATTCATTAGATCTATAGTGCAATTTATTGCACCTATATCTACAACATTTGACCCAGTAACTAGGGCTGCAACTCAATACTATAGCGACTTAGTAACACAGAACAATGGTGATTACGACAAGGCTCAAGAGATATTTGTTAAAGACTTTGGTGTAGATGGTCTAGCATTTATTGGATCTAACCGAAAGAACATAGCAGGAGTAGCAGCAAACCTATCTGATATTAAGATGCTACGTAATAACCCAGAGTTATTAGAGAGTATTGGTAGATACAATACCAAGTTTGCTCAGATGCTATCTACTGGTTATGGTGATTTAACGGATGAATACTCAACCGAGGTCGCTGCTATATACAAGAGATTAAACTTTCCTGGTGGATACAACTCACCATTGACTCAGCAAAAGAGTTCTGAAGAAGTAAGAGCATCTGTTGAGGCAAGACGTGGTTGGTATGAGTATGACAAACTTTCCAAGTGGAGAGATGCCATGATGTATCAGTATGGTATTAAATCTACATCAGAAGCTAGATATGAATCTACTGGTATACAAGCAGAGTTTAATCGTATCGTTTCCAACATTGGTACCGAATTTAAAGGTTGGGCTGACGAGCGTCAGCAAGGTCAAAAAGATTTTTGGAATGTAACCGTTCCAGTAATTGAAGAAATTATTAATAATCAACAATGGATGAATCATTCTAGTAAGCAAAGTAATAAATGGAATGAGATCTCTTATTACTTACAAGAGATTAAACAATGGAAGAAAGAGTATGACTTAGTTATGAATGATCCTCGTCGTGAAAGAGATTTAAAAACTAGATTATCTCAATTTCATTTTGATTTCTTACAAGTAGCATCAGATGATTTTGATACATTCTCAGCAAAATATTTTGAAAGCATGCCTCAACTCAACCCAGATTCGGCGGTAAATAGATAATGGCTGAAGTAAGATATGGTCCTAATGGTGAGAGTCTTGTACCAGGAACTCCTGCTTATGCACAAGGTTCAACAGTTAAACCTGGAACAGTAAGCACATCTTTTACACCAAACCTTAGCGGTAGAACAAATCCAATATCACTTCCTGGTATTGATGGTGGAGTTACTATAGATGAAGGAAAAGCTTGGTTTAAGTTTCTTAAAAATAACGACAGAGAACATTATAATGAACTGATTGCTGAGATAGTTGCAAGAGGTGTTCCTAAATCTGCAGCAGCTAAAGTCTGGAGCGATGCTCTTGAATGGGTATCATCAATTGGTTCTCCAAGTTCTTTACCAGAAGATTATTTTGATATCTTAGATCCATCAGATTACCAAGGTACTGCTAAGAAGTATGGAACTACTAAGGTACGTGATGAACGTGTAACTCAATACAGCCCATCTAGTGGAGCACAAGTAGTTTCAGATACTATGGAACAAGAGCTTGGGCGTACCGCATCTGCTAATGAAATAGCAGCGGGAACTACTGGTATGAACGCTGCTGCTATGAAGGAACCATCTATATTTGAAGGAACTACAACTACTGCTCCTGGTGGTAAAGGTTTTGAATTAGGTTCAACATCTACTAAAGGAACTCAAACAACTGGATTTGATCCAACTATGTTTGCTCGCAACTTTGCTCGTAGCCAACCAGACTTTGCAGAATCATTTGCTGCTAAGAATTTCTTAAAACTAGTCAGTGGTTTATTAACTGATCCAAATGCAATTGGACAGGTGGTGAGCGATGGCAGATAAATATACCGTTAAGTCTGGTGATTCATTATCAAAAATTGCTACTGCTAATAATACAACAGTTGCAAAAATAGTTGCTGCTAACCCTGTATTAACCACCAATCCTAAATATAATGGTGGAAGTACAATCTTTTCTGGAACTAAACTAACTATTCCAACCTCTGTAAATACATCTGCGCCAGTAGTAAATACACCAGGTATTCCACCTGTAACTGGATCAAGTACTGCCTATAGTCCTGGAAACACCTCAGTAGTAAATTCAGGTATCTCATCTACAGGTGCCACCCAAATGGATACTTTAAATATGGCAACTTTGCAAGCAAAGTTTGGTGTTGCTGCTGCGGTTATTGGTTCAGATAAAAGCCTTCAAGATGCATTAAATAAAATCCTTGGGCTTGATGGTAGCGGAACTATGATTACAGATCCTGGGTTACAAACACAAATCATTCAGGGAACTACTTGGTATAAGAACCAAACAGATACCCAACGTAAACATTCATATTTCAAAGAGACTAACCCTGGTCAATATGCTGCAGATTTACAGTTAAACGCAAGTAATATTATTAAACAATATGCAGGTAATGGTTTAACCATTACTGCAGCAAATGCTATTACATACGCTGATCAGATGATGCAACAGGCTGTTATTAAAGACGGCAAAGTTGTTAGATATAACCAATACTTTTTAAATAAGTTAATGGCTGACTCCATTAAGTTTGATACAACAAACACTTTTGAAAGCAACGGCAAGGTTGTTTACGATCTTGATGGAAAGCTTGAGACTATGGCTCAAGCTTTATATGACAGAGCATATGACTATGGTTATCCATCAACTGTATCTAATGCAGGATTTAAGAAATGGTTTGAAGCATCAATCAAAGGATTAGTTGCTGGCACTTTAAACCCAGAAGATGTTGATAATGAATTAGAACAACGTGCCATGTCATTATTTCCTGGTTTAAAAGATCAGATGCTACGTGGTCAAACATTACGTGAGGCTGCAGATCCTTGGCTAAATACAATTGCCAATACTTTAGAAATTGATGTTAAGTCTTTAGATCTTAACAACGATATTGTCCAACAGGCTCTTAACTTTACAGATGAAAAAGGAAATATAAAACCTATGAATCTTTACAGTGCTAAGAAAGCAGCACGACGTCATCCAGACTTTGATTTTACTGAAACAGCTAAACAAGAAAAGACAAATATTGGAGCAACAATCCTTAAAGATCATGGGTTCCTAGCATGAGAGATAGCGAAAACTGGGCAAGAACTGTTGGTGCATTTCAAGAAGTATATAAAGCAGCAAGTACACCTGCACCTGTTACTGATAAACAATTTACAAAAGACATAACTGAAAACTTTATGTCCAACTCCTCAATTGGAGGAGAAGAAGCTAACGCTGCTGGTAATTCCATCTTAGCGCAAGGTGGTTCAATGGCAGATGCTGCGTCATCTGCACGTTATGCAGGACAAGCAGCAGCATACTTTAAAGCTAATCCAGATATAGATCCATTAACTGGACAAAAGAAAGTTGTAACAGAAGAACCTCCTGCTGGTGGGAATCAACCACCTCCTGGTGGGAATCAACCACCTGCTGGTGGAGGTGGACCAGCACCTGTATTCGTTGATCCAAACGTTGCTGCTACCGCAGCAGTTACTGATCAGATTGCAGAGTTAACAAAACAAATAGCAGCAATGCAAACCGCTGCAGCAGCAGAAGCTGCTAAGCCAAAAGTTGTTGGTCAAAAGACTGTACGTAAAACTGGTGGCGTAGTTGAAGTTTATCAAACCATGTCAGATGGTACACAAGGTTCTTTATTAGATTCATATAAAGATTTTGGTGCTAAAGATTCAGTAATGAAGATGTTTGAAAATACTGGATTGGGTCAAGCATATATTGATTCTCTTATGGAAACAATTGATAAGGTTTATGAAGATAATATAGCACCTACCGATGCACAAGTTTTAAATAGTATTTACAATAGCGGGGCTTACAAGACCCGCTTTGCTGCGAATGAAGCAATTAAAAAGCGTATGGCTGATGGTAAGGGAAGACCTGGAGACAGACTTCTTACACCTTATGAATATATTCAAACTGAAAAAGCTTACGAAGAAATCCTTAAAGAAGCAGGGCTGCCTACAGGATTCTATGATCAACAAGAAGATTTTACTAACTTTATTGCTATGGGTGTAAGCACAGCAGAATTAACTGACCGAGTTAACATAGCCAGAAATGCTTTAAACAATGCTGACCAAGGTATTAAGACAGCACTTCAAGATTTCTATGGTTTAAGTAATTCAGATTTAACAGCATATCTTCTAGATAAAGATAGAGCAATGAATGTTATTGACTCTAGATTTAAATACACAACCGAAGAAGCTAAGAAGATGTACACCTCTGCTGAGATTGGCGGGGCTGCACTTCGTGCAGGTCAGATGTCTGACAAAGCATTTGCTGAAGAAATCTATGCTGCTGGTAAAGCAGGTCAAGCAGAGTCTGCGTTCCAGACTGCTGCTACCCAGCAAAGAGATTACAAACGTTTAATGGGTCTTTATGGTGAGACTAGTAGCGAACAAGATCTTGCTCGTGAAGAGTTAGCTCTTGCTGGTGGTACTGATGTAACCATTAAGAAGAAGAAACTTGCCTCTCAAGAAAGAGCCAAGTTCCAACAGAAATCTGCAATTGATACGACATCACTTGGTCGTAGATCTAAAACAGCAGACGTATAAATAGTTTCCGTTCCTGATCGACCAGCCCAGGTAACGAGTATAAGTCTGGTAGTCATCACTTCTATGAATCACTTCCCCTAGTGAGGAGTACGTGTGGTGCAAGCCCGATGAGGGTCCAATCAACTAATAGGGAGAAAACGCAATGGCAGAATATACAGAGTACGACTTCGAGGATGACACTTCGGATTTCGGCACTGATCTAGTAAAGAAACTACGCAAGCAAGTTGATCTACTTTCTAAAGAAATTAAAGAAAGAGATCAAGTTATTGAAGAGTTTCAAACATATAGTCATGAAGCATCAGTAGGAGAAATCCTAGCTGGCTTTGGGCTTAGTCCAAAAATCGCTCAGTTCATTCCAGCGGAAATAGAAGCCGATGAGGATAGCATTTCTGAATGGTTAACTGAATACGGCGAAGCTTTTGGAATTACTGCCGTTGATGAGTCAGAAGCTGGTTACGAACCAGATGCTGACGCTCAATCTTTTGAGCAAATATCAGACTTTGAGAATGGTGATATCGATCCGAATGTGGGTCGAGACATCTCTTCACTTATTGCTAACGCAACAAGTCCAGAGGAATTAACCAACTTCTTAAAACGCTGATAGTCCATATCAAACCCTAATAGAAGGAAATTATGCCTACTACCCCAGCAACATCAACCACGACATCAACGATGTCGAACTTGGTGCAGACGGCGTATGATAAGTATATCGAGTTTAACCTTCGATCAGAGCCAATGTTCCGCAAGTTTGCGGACAAGCGTCCTGTCGATGTGACAAACCCTGGTAACACTGTTGTATTCCAAGTCTACACCGATCTATCTCGTGCTACTTCAGCACTAACTCAGACTGAAGATCCAGATGCAGTACAGTTGAGCAACACTAACCGTGTTAACGTAACAATTAACGAGTACGGTAATGCTGTTATCACAACTGAGAAGCTTGCTCTAGAGTCTTTGTCTGCAATTGACCCAGCAGTCGCTGACATGTTGTCTTTCAACATGCGTGATTCACTTGATTCATTAGTATGGAACAAGTTGACAACTGTTGCAACAGGTCGCTATACAGGAACAACATCTGCTGATGAGTCCACCATGAATGGTGAGAACGTTTCTGCAAGCACAACTGCAGCAAACATCACAGCAGCACTAGCTCGTAAAGGCGTTGCAAGACTACGTGGAGCCAACGTATCACCTCGTGATGGTGGCTTCTACACAGCACTTATCCACCCAGATGTGTCTTATGACCTTCGTTCAGAAGCACAATCAAGCGGATCTGCTGTATGGCAACTACCTCATACCTACACTGAAGCTGGTGTTGGTAACCTATGGACAGGTGAAATCGGAATCTTTGATCAGGTTCGTTATATCGAGACACCTCGTGCAGAATCAATTTCAGGATCTGGTACATCAAAGGTTTACGCAACTGTTCTTCTTGGTAAGCAAGCTCTTATCGAAGCAGTTACATATGAGCCAAAGACTGTTATCGGTCCAGTAACTGATAAGTTGATGCGTTTCCGTCCTGCTGGATGGAAGGGTCTTCTTGGATGGAACGTATTCCGCAAGGAAGCACGTTACGTCATTCAGACCAAATCAAGTATCGCACAAGCTTAGTTATAAAGAAGAGGGGCTGGCAACAGCCCCTCTTCATCTAATAATAATTTAAAGGAGATAAAGTGTCAGCAAAAGGTGAAAAGTACAAGTCTATGATGGCTATGAAAAAGCATGAAAAGACTGAAGGCAAAAAAGAAATGATGATGGAATACGGCAAAAAGAAGATGGGTGTTAAGAAGCCTAAAGTAAAGAAGAAGTAATGAAGAAGCCAGGAAAAGTGCAGAAAGTAATGCATGAGTTTAAATCTGGTGGATTACATTCAGGTTCCAAAAAGGGACCAAAAGTAACTTCTCGTAAGCAGGCAATTGCAATTGCTTTATCTGAGGCTGGTATGTCAAAGCCAAAAATGGGCGTTAAGAAGCCTAAGTTAAAAAAGAAAAAGTAATGTCTTCGGGGCAATATAAACGCCACGATGGTTTCAACCCAGTGCAGATTAAAAACGGAATGGTAGTTCGTATAAACAAAGACGGACGTATCAAATCAATACTCGGGAAAGTTGGAGAGTACAAAAAGAATGGACCCAAGGCTTAAAAGAGCAGGCGTATCTGGTTTTAATAAACCAAAGAAGACACCTACCCATCCTAAAAAATCTCATGTGGTTGTAGCCAAGTCTGGCTCCCAAATAAAAACAATTAGGTTTGGTCAACAGGGTGTATCTGGATCTCCAAAGAAGTCTGGTGAGACAAAGTCTTACCGACAAAGACGCCAGTCTTTTAAAGCACGTCATGCTAAAAACATTAACAAAGGTGTTATGTCAGCAGCATACTGGGCAGATAAGGTGAAATGGTAATGACAAAAATATTCCGTGGACCTACTTATCGCTACAAGCTTGGTCGTCCTAATGATCTTTGGTTTGTATCTTATCCAATTGGTAAGAGTGTTATTAAGAGTAATGGAACATGGTCAACGGTTGTTGTTCCTAAAGATAGTGATCTAGCCACATACCAACGTGTATTACGTGGTGGGTATGACAATGTTATTACAGACGCTGAAGCTGCTGAGCTAACAGCAGCAGGTTATGGAGATTACATCTGGGATGAGTAACTGTAGATCTGGTTGTAAGACCCAAGACCATGCTAACTGGGGCGAATGTGCAAGAGCAGCAAATTTTAGTATTACAGATCCACTGGCTAATGCCGTATCTAAGCAAGCCAACACAGAATTAAACGCATATAGAAGTGCAAGGCAACAAGGTATTCAACCTAGGTCTACAAAGTTGCATGATATCAAGGCTGCTGTTATGGCATCCGATACTTTAGGAAAGGCGGTTCAAGCATAATGGCTACGTTAAATCAGTTAACAGAGCAAACGCTTGGTGAAGTTAGTGGTTATGTTAAGAACCAAGAGTCAGTAACTATTACAACTAATACTACAACAGCAGGTGATATATCTATAACTGTAGATGATGCTACTGCTTTAAGTAAAGGTATTGTTGAAATTGATGATGAATTATTATATGTTAAAAAATCTGTTTCAGCATCTGGAACAATTCAAATTTTAGGAACATCTGCAAATCCTTCTGGTAGAGGGTGGCGTTCTACTACTGCCACTAGCCATGTATCTGGATCAGTTGTTAAGAACAATCCCATGTTCCCACGTACTCAAGTTAAGCGAGCAATCCTTGAAACAATTAAAGGAATGAACTTTCCTGTTCTCGCTAATGAAACATTTACATTTAATGGTAGTGATTTTTCTTATGTAATGCCAGATGCTTTAGTAGACGTTACTGGAGTATCTTGGGAACTACCCGACTCTTCGGGAGTTTGGGGTTTAATTAAGCGTTGGAGACTAGATACTAACTATCTATATTCAGGTTCAACCGCACAAGCTTTAATATTAAATGAAGCACCAATGCCTGGAGCAGCAGTTCGTGTTCAATACACAAAGTTCCCAACAACTATTACTGATAACCAAGAGTTAACAGTAAGTGGTTTACCAGCATCATGTGAGGATGTAGTCCGCCTTGGTGCTATGTATCGACTGTTATCAACAGTTGATCCAGGTAAGGTAATTGCTACATCGGTATCTGCTGATGCTTTAGATCAACCTGTTTCAGCGGGTGCTTCTACAAATACAGCCAAGTATATATTCCAGCTTTATACCGTCCGCCTAGCGGAAGAGGTATCAAAACAACAAGCCAACTTCCTAAACACTATCCAGTACTCGAGGTAATAAATGCCATCACCGTCACGCTATTATAGTTCGAATGCTGCTAAAACAACTTTAGCGGATTCGATATCTTCTTCAGCAACCAGCTTAACGCTGTCTGCTGCATCTAATTTACCCGCACAATATCCTTACACACTGATCCTTGAAAAGGATACAGCGAATGAAGAGGTCATTGAGGTAACCAGTCTTGTAGGTTCTTCCTATCAGATCACACGTAACATTGACTCATCTGGTGCTAAGGCACACGCTGTTGGTGCTAACGTTGAACACGGTGTATCTGCTAGAGACTTTACAGAATCTAGATCACATGAAATATCAACCACTTCTGCTCACGGTGTAACTGGAGACGTAGTTGGTACTGGTGGCACACAAACACTTACTGGAACAAAGACTTTATCCGCAGCAATTATTACTGCTGCTGGAACATTCAATGCTAATAGCAATAGAATTACAAATGTACCTACTACACCAACAAGTTCTACGGATGCAGTTAACCAAGCATACGTAACTAGCATTTCTGGCTCTGCTGCTGCTGCAGCAACCAGCGCAACCTCTGCTTCAACTTCAGCAACATCGGCTGCAGCGTCTGCAACCGCTGCTGCTACTAGCGCAACTTCGGCAGCAACAAGTTTTTCATCTGCATCTACTCAAGCAACCAACGCAGCCACATCTGCTACATCCGCTGCAGCAAGTGCTACCGCAGCAGCAACTAGTGCTACTAGTGCTGCTACATCTGCAAGTTCTGCAGCAACACAAGCAACCGCTGCAACCACAAGTGCTACAAGTGCTGCGACTAGTGCATCTTCTGCATTAACTTCTGCAACTTCTGCTGCTGCTAGTGCTACCGCTGCTGCGACAAGTGCAGCCAGTGCATCAACATCTGCAAGCTCGGCATTAACATCTGCTACAAGTGCTGGTGCTTCTTATACTTCAGTTGCTGGTCAAGTAGCATCTGGTCTTGTTAGAGATATGGGAGATATTACATCTGCCGATAACTCTACTGGTACATGGATTTCTTTATCTTCACTTGAAACTAATACACAGGCTTCAGCAACAGCAGCAGCAACTAGTGCAACTAGTGCTGCAGCTTCGGCTACCGCTGCTGCCACTTCAGCAACATCTGCATCCGCATCAGTAACTTCCGCAGCAACTAGCGCAGCCAGTGCTGCAACATCAGCATCTTCAGCAGCAACAAGTGCAACATCGGCAGCAGCAAGTGCTTCTGCAGCAGCAGGTTATATACCTGCTATCTCTGATGGAGTAAATGGATATTTCTTAACCAATAACGGAACTACCGCTTCTTGGTCCAACCTCTCAGATTGGGGAACACTATAATGCCATTCGCATTCCAACGCCGTAGAGGAACTACGGCACAACACGCATCCTTTACAGGACTACTGGGCGAATTGACAGTAGATACTGATAAGGACACAGTAGTAGTACACGATGGATCCTTAGCAGGTGGATACCCTCTAGCTCGTGCAAAGGGTGGAACCCTTGAAGACACAGTTATTAGAGGACTAGAAGAAGATGTCAATGTTGTAGCTTCTGCTGCAACTGGAACAATCAACTTAAATGTTGAGACTGCTTCTATCTGGTATTACACATCTAACGCAACAGCTAACCATACACTTAACATTCGATATAGTTCTACTGTATCTCTTAATACTGCACTAGCAGTTGGTGATGCTATTACCGTAGTATGGCTTAACACTAATGGTGCTACTGCTTACTATCCAAGCACAATCCAGATCGATGGAACTACTGTAACTCCAAAGGTTCCAGCAGCAATCACCGCTGGTAACGCATCATCTATTGATGCTTACTCATTTACAATTATTAAGACAGCATCAGCTACATTTACAGTTCTTGAGACACAAACCAAGTTTGCCTAATAAGGAGATCTAAAAATGCCACTTATCGGTACATTAGCAGGAGGCTCAGCCAGAGGCTTGGGCGGTATGAGAACTTTTGGACCATCAGCCTTAACTTATGAATTGTTGGTTATTGGTGGCGGAGGTGGTGGTGGTGGCGATGGTGGAGGAGGTGGAGGTGCAGGTGGAGTTCTTCACTTTGCAACGGAAACCCTAACCCTTGCCACTAGTTACAGTTGTGTTGTTGGCGCTGGTGGGTGGGATTATTCTGCTGGTAGAGGCAATAACTCTCAATTTGGTTCTTTAACTGCTGCGTTAGGTGGCGGTGGCGGTAAAGCAAATGGCGGTGTAACTACGCATATGTCAGGTGGTTCTGGCGGTGGCGCTTCTGGTTTTGCAGTTGGAACTGGTGGAGCATCTACTCAAAGTTTAGGAACAGCAACTACCAAATATGGTAATGCTGGAGGAAGTAATCCAAGTGCTAGTTATTATGGAGGCGCAGGTGGAGGTGGTGCTGGTGCTGCCGCTACTGATACGGCTGGTGGTTCTGGCAGTGCAGGCGGCGCTGGAACAAATGCTTTTTCTACTTGGGCAACTGCAACTGGCACTGGCGTTAGTGGTTATTACGCAGGCGGTGGTGGTGGCGGTAATGGTGCAAATCAAACTGGTGCAGCAGGAGGCGCAGGCGGTGGAGCACAAGGTGGTGGACCAAACGGTGCTGCTAATGATGGTTTAGCCCGTGGTCCTGGCGCAATAAATACTGGTTCTGGTGGCGGTGGTGGTTCTGGTAACCCAAGCTATCCTGGCGCGGGTGGATCAGGAATTGTTATAGCCCGCTATCAATCTGCTACACAAAAAGCATCTGGTGGTAATACTGTTGTTTCTTCTGGTGGATATTTTTATCATACATTTACTTCGTCAGGAACTTTTTATACTGATTGGGGAACTGCCAAAGCAACAGGTGGAGATATTTACACCGATGGTACTTATTGGTACCACGCATTTAGGTCTTCAGGAACATTTACTCCTACTCAATCATTAACTGCCAATATATTGGTTATTGGTGGCGGTGGCGGTGGAGGATCAAACATTGGTGGAGGTGGAGGCGCAGGTGGCTTGCAATATCACACATCTCAAAACTTATCTGTAACCCCATACACTTGCACTGTTGGTAATGGTGGAACTGGTCCAATAGTAACCCCTAATTATCAGGGCGGTACTGGTGGTGCTTCACAATTTGCTGGATTAACTTCTGCAGCAGGTGGTGGTTATGGAAGTGGTGCTAATAATACCTCTATCCCATCTGGTTCAGGTGCAAGCAGCGGTGGTAGCAGAGCAGGCGACCCAATAGGTTCTGCAAGTAATGGAAATGTTGGTGCCAATGCTACTGGGTATGCAAACATAGCAGGTGGTGGCGGTGGATTTGGTGGAGCAGGAACACAAGCAACTTCTTCTTCAGGTGGAAATGGTGGTATTGGTACTGCTACTTATTCATCTTGGGCAAACGCAACTGGAACTGGTGACAGTGGTTATTATTGTGGTGGTGGTGGTGGTTCGGGCTATTCAGGTTCACCAGGTGGTCCTGCTGGTGCGGGTGGTTTAGGTGGTGGTGGTAACGGATTCTTGTATTCAACTGTTCCTTCAACTCCAGGAAAACCAAATACTGGTGGCGGTGGTGGCGGTGGATATAGCGATGGTCAGACTAATCCTGTGCAATACAATAACGGCGGTTCAGGTGTCATTATAGTAAGATATGCAGTCTAACAAAGGAGCAATGTGAGTAATGTAAGTAAAATTAAACCAACTAAACCAACTCAATGTTTTAGTTATGAGGTTAATATGTTAGTTCATATTATTGCCGATGATGAAACAACTGCCAAAGCCCAGCTTGATGAAAAGGGTGGAATAGTAACAAAGCGAGATGTTAAATTAGTAAATACAGCAACCCTATATGGAGAAGACAAGGATAAATAAATGGGTCACTATGCAAAAATAGAAAACGGAATCGTCACACAAGTAATTGTTGCTGACGGACCAGACTGGTGTGAAAAAAACCTAGGTGGTGAGTGGGTTCAAACCTCTTACAACACATTTGGTGGAGTTCACTCAAGCGGTAAACTTCCTATCCACAAAAACTATGCAGGTATTGGATATACATTTGATGGTATTGGCTTTGCTGCACCTCAACCTTATCCTTCTTGGACAAAGAACTCAGATACTTACCTATGGGAAGCACCAGTTGCTAAGCCAGTAGATGACAAGTTCTATCGTTGGGATGAAGATACAACATCTTGGGTTGAGATTCCTGCGCTTTAAGTTTTAACAATTATTAATAGCCCCGCTTCGGCGGGGTTTTTTATTTAAAGGAGATATAAATGGACAGATTAAAGTTAACAACAAAACAAAAGGCAATACTTAAGTCATACCTTCGTGGTGTGCTAGTTTCATTCTTAGGATTCTTAGCAAGCAATGAACTTGGATTAGATCCAATTGTATCTATTGCTATTGCTGCTATTGCTGGTCCAGCTGCCAAAGCATTGGACAAGACAGAATCCGAATACGGCATAGGTTCTAAAGAGTAGTGACTACCAACGAATGGGCTGGTATCGCAGTAGCGGTAACCACAATAGTCGCCAGCTTTGCTGGCTCGGTTCGTTGGCTAGTAAAGCATTACCTTAATGAACTTCGTCCGAACGGAGGCGCAAGCCTTCGTGATTCTGTTGACCGACTAGAACGACAGGTTGAGGAAATAGTAAAAATTCTAATACAAAGGTAACAATGAATTTAATTGAAATAGCAAAGTCACAAATAGGTTATACAGAAAAAGGAAACAACGACACAATCTATGGCAAATGGTTTGGTGCTAACAACCAACCATGGTGTGCTTCATTTGTATCTTGGTGCTTTAACGAGGCGGGAGAACTTGCCAAAGTAACTGCACAAAATGGCAAGGGGTTTGCTTCTTGCGCCGTTGGATTAAAGTGGTTTACTAAACGAAACAAATTAATTCCAGTAGGTCAAGCTAAAGCAGGAGACATAGTCTTCTTTCAATTTGATGATGATGCAGAGCCAGATCATGTTGGAATAGTTAAATGGAATAATACTGCTTTAAAGTATTTAAATGTTATTGAAGGTAATACAAGTAGTGGAAAGACTGGCAGTCAATCAAATGGAGATGGCGTGTATCTTAGACGACGTTCATACTCTTTAGTGATGGGCGTAGCTCGTCCTTAAATAGTTAGGGAAAATAGTGGCAACTACCAATAAGTATCTTAAAGGTGATTTGCCTATTGCGATCAGCACCAATATTCCTACTGCGTTGGTTAGATACCAACGTGAGGATTTCGCTGCTAGTTATGCTATAGGTAATACTCCTTGGCTTTCTGCTGCTTCGGATAATAATAAAATTTCTAGAATTACTACGACATACCAGAAGGAACGTATTGACCAAAGCGCAACTGCTGGTGAGCAGTCGCTATCTAACTGGTGGTTAAGATCTGCGACCTCATGGCACCATGGTGCAGGCGAAAGATATTATGACGCAGAAGCATCTGATCTATATAGATTCTATGAATCAAACAACATAGATCCTTGGACTCTTGGCGAGCTTTCGTTATTGCCAGCAACCACACAATTAAGTACAGCAGCAGCATCTTACCCAGCAACTGTATCAGGTGGTACATTTTTTATATCAGGTGGTAACGTAAGTTTTTACAATGGTAGTACAACTACATCCACATCTTTGGCTACATCTACAACCGCACAGGTATTAACATCAGATGGAACCTTTGCAATTGTTGGAGCTAACAATGGTATATATCAAGTAAGCACAGCGTTGGCTGTAACTAAATTATATAACAAACCAGCAGCCCATACATCTATAACAGTTCAGACTATTGCCTATGTTAAAGATAGAATTATTGCTGGAGTTATGCATGACTCTGTTGATATGCATGTATATGAATTAGGTAGGAACCCAACCTCTCCTCCAGTTAATATGACTAGTGGTCAGGAAAGATATGATTTCGCAAACACATCTTTAACTTTTAATTCAATTAGTGAACTACCTGGATCTATTATTGTTGGCTATACACAAGGTGCCGTATCAAGAATCCAATCTTATACAATGAATGCTACCTCTGCAGTAGCTGCAATTAACGACCCTGTCGTTATTGCAGAATTGCCTAGGGGTGAATCTTTAAATCAAATCCGAGTTTACTTAAATGAGTTTGTTGTTCTTGCTACATCTAAAGGTATTCGTGTAGGTACAGTTGGAACAGATGGTACATCATTTACATATGGACCTCTTAATGTTACTGGTAATGTATCTGACCTAGCCTTTGACCAGTCTTATATATACGGAACTAGATCTGAAACCGTATCTGGGTCTACTGGATTGTGGCGAATTAACCTAGGTCAAGCCGTAGGTAATGGCTATGCCTATGCATCTGATTTAGTTATTGATAGTAGTTCACCTAACGGTGTTGCATTTATTGGTACAACAGGACAAAAACTTATTACATCATCTACTGGTGTGTGGATTGAATCTGCCACAGTTAAAGCAGCATCTGGTTATTTAAAGTCTGGCTGGATTAGATGGGGTACTAGTGAAAGAAAACAACCAGTATCTTTATTGATTAACTCTGAGGCAGACACTGGCGGTACATTAGGTTTTACTGTAGAAGACCAAGATGACCAGCTTATAACTATTGGTTCTACTCCCCTTGGTATGAGCACTGAGATTACTTTAGCTGGCTATGTTGAACCATCAGATCACTTTGAAATTACATTTAACCTTACTAGAGATTCATCTGATACTACTAAGTCACCTTTATTAGAAGAGTGGCAGATACGTGCATTACCTGCACCACAAAGATCTAGAACGTTAACTGTTCCATTACTTTGTTATGAAGAGGAGCGAGACCCTAATGGCAATACCAGAATCTCAATACCGTGGGAACGGATTAGTTATTTGGAACGCATTGAACAAAATGGAGGAGCGGTACTCTACCAAGACTTTTCTAACGGAGAAGAAAGAATCTGTGTTATCCGTGCTATTCAATTTGAGCAAGTCTCACCTCCCACTTTTGCGAGCGGGTTCGGAGGAATAGTAACTATTCAGTTACAGACTATTGATACTGAACAAATTATTTCTTAATGGATACAAATAAATTATTGACACTTGTTGGACCAGATGAAAGAAGTGAGCTAGTTACGAAGGTTCGTATAGCTCTTAATGTTGCTGGCGATGATGTGCTTGATGCTCCCCTACAGGAAATGTTAAAAGGGTTGCAGCGTCGTATTGACATCCCAGCAGTCGGGTGCATCAATATAGCCACGCTAGATGCGCTCGCAGTTGCTCCACCTGAATGGTAGGGCTAAGAAGAGAGGGGGATCTTAATTGATCCCCCTCTTTTTTTGTTTCCTATTATCTTTCACGGCTCGCCTGAGCGAGCCTTTCCCACCCACCACCCTTTTACTTTATCAGATTCTTGGTATAAATGTGATTCGTGTCGCTACCAAATAATGTCAGTTGGTTAGATTACTATTCGACTATGAACGAACTTCCTCCTCATAGATCTTATAGCCAGTTATCTACATGGCAGTCCTGCCCACAGAAATACTATCTTAGCAAAATAGCTATGGTTCCAGAGAAACCTGCGGTATACCTTGCTGCTGGTTCGGCTGTCCACTCCATGCTGGAGTGGTTAAACCATGAGTTCTATAAGAAGCAACTTGGCAATTGACCAGCGTGGTATACCAAGTAATGAGTGTATCAACTGTGGCTCAGACATACAGGTCATTAGAGCAATCTTTAAAGATTACGAACTGGTCATGTGGTTTCTTGATTCTTTCTGCGCTAACTGCGGTTCTCCTATGACCGCCCCAACACCAGCCGATCACCCTGAGTACAAAGGAGAGACTGATGACTTCCTTTGATTTGACACAGAAGTGGCTTGAGGTATTTAATGATGCCGTCAAGGAGACCGAAGACAAGACAGGTATTCCCTCGACAGAGTGGAAGACGGCTGGACGCAAGACCACCTTGCGCCCAGACGGAGAAGATCTATCGTTTTGGCAAAGCGATGGACTCAAGCAGGTAGAGGCATATCAGAAATGGTATGAGTCTTCTGGTTGGCAAATTGCTACGATGCCAGATGGTCGTCCTGGAATTGAATGGTCAGCAGATGTTCACTTCGGGGGAACACCAGTTCGATTTATTGTTGATGCGATCTACCAAGTAGGGGAAGACTTGGTAATCGTTGACTACAAGACAGGTTCTAGGACACCATTCGGTATGATTCAAGCAGGCTTATATGCTGCTGGTATTGAAAAAGCTTATGGCATTCGCCCCAAGTGGGGAGCATTCTTTATGACAAGATCAGGTTCGCTTGACGATCTAATAGATTTGTCGCACCTAACAGTAGAATATTTTGATTATGTATTCGGAGCAATGAACCATTCAGTATTACAAGGATGGTTCCCACCATCCGTAGGCGACTCATGTCGCATGTGTTCATTCCAATCCCAATGCCCAGCCATGGGTAGTAAAAGTTTCCCATTGAAAATACCAACAACAAAGGGAAAGAAAGGATGAACATAGATGACTGAGTCTAAGTTCTCATACACAGGTAAGCTAAACAGTACTGACCTATTCACCGTCCGAGGTGACAGTGCTGCTGAGTTTGCTACTAACATGCAAGCTGCAGTTGAAGCAATCAAAGCAGCAACTGAACTACAGATCGCCCTTGGTGGTCGTGGTGGCATGACATCAATGGATAAATCAATGCAAGTACTAACTGCTAGTGGGTTAAATCCAACTGTAGTTCCTGCTGGTATTGAAGTAATCAAAGATAGATACGACAATGAATGGACATATGGTCACCCAGATGCACCTGATCTACCAGATGGTAGAGGTAAGTACGCTAAGAAGAAGGGCGTATCGAAAGCAGGCAAGTCTTACATAGGTTGGTTTGATCCAGCTAAGGGACCAAAGCCATTTACTGTTGGCGCAGTAGAAGCAGAAACAATCTGGACTAAGTAATCCATGCGTACCTTATTGCAAGTAGTAGGGGTCGAATCTCCAGCAGGGCATGCCCTTCCTGAGATTCTCCCTCAACTCACCAGCAATCAAGTTGTATTCCGTCAGGCACAATTACACTTGGTTGCAGCGCAACCAGGTGGTGGTAAAACCATGCTTGCTTTATGGTACGCAATTACATCTAAGACTCCAGCATTATATTTTTCAGCAGACTCTGATTCAAGAACGATAGCCCTTCGTGCTGGTGCAATCCTAATGAATAAATCAGTAACTGATATGGAGAAGATGATGGACTCTGATGCATCTGTCTTATTGGAAGATGCACTGGCTGATGGTGCTTCACATGTTCGTTTTAGTTTTGACCCCTCTCCTTCTTTACAAGATATTGAAGAAGAGATTGAAGCTTGGATTGAACTGCACGGTGCTCCACCATCAGCAATCTATATAGATAATTTAATGAATGTTGCTGCAGTTAGCGACAATGAATGGACAGCATTGCGTGATGCAATGTCTGCGTTCCACTACATGGCTAGAGAATATGAATCAGCGTTCATAGTGCTACACCATGTATCTGAAAATGAGAAGATGTCTAAGCCTAACTACCCAGCCCCACGTAAAGCTTTAATGGGTAAGGTCTCCGCCTTACCTGAACTGGTACTGAGCGTAGCGTTAGATGCTATAGCCAATGCATACAGAGTTGCTGTTGTAAAGAATCGCCATGGTAAGGCTGATCCAACGGCAGAAAATTATATAACTTTATCTGTTGAACCAAGTCATATGAGTTTATATAACTCTCCCGCAGAATTAAACAGGGCAAGGACTTTGCAACAATGGAAGTAGAACTAACTGAAGATGAGATTATAGATTCACTTAGGTTTATCCACAGGGTAAGACAGAACAAGAAAGAGTTTGATGTTACGGATCGTAAGTTTGATAAAAATAATTCCTCGTATTCCGTTAATCTTATGGGTAGGTTGGGTGAGGTGGCATGTTCTAGGGTCCTTGGGATACCGACGGATAAAACGATTACGCCTGGCGGTGATAACGGACACGACCTCATATCAGTATTGGGTAAATCTATACAGGTTAAGACGTCAACATTATCGCAATTAATATTTAATGCACCAGAATTATTTATATCTGATGTAGCTGTACTTGTAAAATTTTCTGGGGATAAACAACTTCCACATGTGGATAGTTTGTTTGATGTAATTGGTTGGACAACACGAGAAAATTTCCTTGCTAATCATTACTTACATGACTACGGTTATGGCACTCGGTTAGTAATGGATGCTAACCAACTACAACCGATAGAGGTACTCATCAATGAAATATCCAGACTTCACTAGTGCAACTTGCAGAGGAATTGGTTTAGAGTTTTTCTTTCAAGAGCATAACAATGCTACAAGTAGTGAAGAACGGAAAGCTAAATCAATATGTAAGGAGTGTCCAGTAATGCAAGCTTGTTTAGAATGGGGTCTTGCCCATGAGTCACACGGTATATGGGGTGGCACCTCTCCGAGAGAGAGAATGCGAATCAGAAAAAAACTTGGTATAGAAGTTAAACAAATATTGGTGAGTCATTATGTTAATGTCAAATAATGTTTGGAGACGCAGGTGTCAACGATCTGGATGTAATGAATATGTATATCTAAAGATTGGAACAAGAGTTCCAGAAATTTTATGTAAAGATTGTAGAGATTCGGAGTGGGTTAATGTCAACACCAAGTAAACGCAAAGGCTCGCAGTATGAGCGTGATGTATCCAAGTGGTTAGTTGCTAATGGTTTCCCTTGCGCTGAGCGGGCGTATGGTGCAGGTAGGCACGACGACGTCGGCGATATTGATGGCATAGATGGTGTTGTAGTAGAATGTAAGAATGAAAAAAAGATAGATTTGTCTGGGTATATGAAAGAGTTAGACAATGAAATGACTCATGCAGATGCCGAGACTGGAGTGGTACTAGTAAAGAAACGTGGCACAACAAATGTCTCAGAGTCGTATGCAGTAATGCCTGCGCAACTCTGGGTCGATCTGCTTAAACAGGCAGGTTACAATGGACATAGATAACAAGGTGACAGTTAGTTATCAACTGAAAAGAGGTAACTATGCGGTTGATTGCAATGACCGTAGCAACGGTGATGTTGATAGTAATGTCACCAGCAAGAGCAGACTCTCCGCTTATGACTTTGGAACATCGTATAGCTACGCTGGACAAGGAAGAGGCGTTGGAGTTGGCTCTAACTACAGTAACGACAGACAAAGAAGAAGCTGCTTGTGCGAAGAAGATTGCGTACAAGGAGAGCCGTTACAACATCGACTCGTACAACAAATCGAGTGGAGCACGTGGAGTTTGGCAGTTACTCTGGGCAAAACCAGAGTGGTCAATACTCAAACAAACATCAGAAGCACACAAGTATGTGCTTCATCGTTACGGAACTTGGTGCAAGGCGTTCGAGTTCCATCAAGAAAGGAATTGGTATTAAATGAATCAATCTGAATTTCTTGAAGCAGTTTTTAATCATTATGATTTAACCTTGCCACAAGGAGAGAAGTCTATTCTCTGTCCTGTGCATGATGATTCTCGTAAGTCTGCTTCAGTTAATTCAGACAAGGGTGTCTGGGTATGTTATGCATGTAACAGTAGTGGTTCTGGTATTCACATAATCATGGCTCGTGAGAAGCTAACATACTCAGAGGCTCGTAAGTGGGCAGAAAAAAATATAGGATCCGAAAAGAGTAAAGAGTTTGCCACGCCTATGCGTGGCAGAAGACGAACCAATGGTCGGTGGATACCACCAAGATTGAGGAAGTAATGACAACCATCATTGGTATACAAAAGAATGATTACTGTGTTATCGCAGCCGACTCTCGTACAACTACAGAGAAGGGCAGACCATACTCTCATCCTATTATTACAAAGATTACTAAGCGTGGTAAGTATATAATTGCAGGAGCTGGCACAACCATGCCATGCGATACCATCCAACATATCTGGAAACCACCAGCACTACCACCTTCAGTTAAAGATCCATATCATTTTATGATTACAGATATAGTTCCTAGTATGCGTGAGTGTTTGAAAGACAATGGTTGGGTTGCGGATGATAAATCAGATGACTATGAATTTTTATTTTTAATTGCAGTTAACGGAACTATTTATGAAATAGACGATACCTTCTCGGTATTCTTGCGTGATGATGGTGTGTATGGAATAGGATCAGGATCTTCTTATGCAGTAGGTGCGTTACAACAAGGCGCAACTTGGCGTAAGGCGTTGCAAATAGCAACGAGGAATGATGTGTATACTGCACCTCCATTCTTAATGCACAGACAGGAGAAGAGGTAGTGGGAAGACTTAGTTTATATGTAGGGTTTAATCGTATTTATTGTTGGGGTCTTGGTATTACTTACCACACTATGACTTCAGTATATGAAGATTTAGATTCACTTGATCTGGTTGAGTATATAGATGCCAGAGTAATGCGTTTTGATTTCTTAATATTTTATATTAACTTTACCTCATGGGCGAAGCAGGAGTGGGATGAGAATTAATCCAAAGCTAATTGAACTATGGACTAGAGCAGCCAAGCAATACCACGAGAGCCTTGCTGGTTCACCAGCAGAGGCTTACTTAAAAGAGCGTGGGATTCTTGATGGTGCTAGTCGGTTCATGCTTGGATATGTAGCAGAGGTAGCACCTGGGCATGAAGATAGAATCAAGAATCATTTATCTATTCCATATATAACTGAGGCTGGGGTAGTTGGATTTAAGTTCCGTCGTATTGACGGAGGAGATCCTAAGTACATGATACCTACTGGTCAGAAGCACCACCTATATAATGTTGATGCAATACTCAACGCAATTAATAAAGTCCTAATAGTAGAAGGAGAAATAGATGCAATCAGTGCAACACTTATTGGTCATCCTGCTGTCGCTGTTGCAGGAGTTAACGCTTGGAAGCCTCACTTTGCTCGTTGCTTTGATGGGATAGGTACAGTAGTAATCTGTACCGATAACGATGCCAAAGAGGATGGCTCAAATCCTGGGCAGGAACTGGCTAGGAGATTACAAGATGCAATTCCTCAAGCTGTCCGCGTGTCGCTACCGACTGACAGTGATGTTAATAGTATAATCTGTACACAAGGAGCACAAGCATTGACTGACTTAGTCAATGCGATCAACTAGAAAGGTGCTCCGTTGGCGACTGAAAAATCCGACCAGCTAATCCTCGAGTTCGAAGAGGATGCTCAGAAAATATATGATGAGTTGCTGGCTATTCTCGTAAAGAAACAAATTGATTATGGTCCATTCAATATCTGGAATGCACCTGGTGGTGCAACCAATGGGTTAATGGTTCGTATGTCAGACAA